TGTATCCAAATCTGTTTGTAGTTTCTGTTCAGCAGCCGCTGTATCTTCTTGAGCTGCTTGTATGTTAATCTGTCTTAATTCATCATTTTGAGCAGCTAAAGCATTACGTCTATTAACTTGCTCTTTAACCTTCTGTGCTTGGTGTTGTTGGGAAGCTCCCAAAATAGACATACCAGCAGAAGCTGCCGCTAGAAGTGGTGGGTTACACATTTTCTTTTATCCTCACAAATTGGTAGAAAGGTTGTTTTCCTACTCCGTATTCTTTGTCTAGTTTGATAAACTTAAAGCCTAGTGCTTTTAGCCATCTCATCGACACTGTGTTTTCTGCGTGTACGTAGTTAAGCAAGAGTGGGTATTGGTCATTCTTTTCCTCCACCCACTTTGCTGAAACAGGTAACATTACTTTCTTAGTTTCTGGTAATTTATGAGAACCTAGTAACCAAGGACTAGCAAAGTGACCAGAGTTAGACAAACCAAACATACCCACTATATCCCCATCTTCATGGATGATACTAAAGCATTCAGGTGCAGAGCTGTTGTAGCTGTGCTGTAATGCCCTTAAAGGTGTAAGCCCATCACTAGCCATTACTTCCTTAGCGTCTTGTTCACGCATAGCTGGAGCTAGTTCTCGGCAATCTTCAAATTTAGCGGGTCTGTAGTAGTGTGTCATATTAGAGTCTCTGGTTTCGTAGTGTGACAAAGCCTTCCCATTCTGCACTTTGGAAAATGCAAGGGAGGTGTGTGTCATTAGTTATTGTAATGTTTGTTTGGCTTGCTTGTGATTGTATTCCTACTTCTTGCGTACCGTCTTGTACGACAGCAGAGTAACCTAACAAGTTATCTATTTGACCTAATGTTCTACCTGTGAAGGTTGTCTTATTAGCATCTCTTCCTGTTGATGTTACATCTACCTCGAAGTAACCTGTGTCGTTAAAGTTAAACGAAACTTTACGTAGTTGCAGCCTAGCCATTTTAGTAGCGTCACCCTGAGCTGGTTTAAATATCTGCTCAGACATCTGGTACTTGAACGTGTAGGGCTGCCCAAAGAAAACGTAGTTGTTTACTGTTTCATTGGTTTGTGTGCCATTGTTATCATGATCTATTAGTTCTGTGTGTGTACCATTTAGGTAATCCGACACTTTCTGACGCTGCTCTAAAGTGCTGCCTTTGGCTATTACCACACCTTTATAATCAACAAATACTGTACTTGCGTTGATACCCCAATTAGTAGCAGTTAAGTCTGCTGCTGACTGTGCGCCTAGAATATACTTTCTATGATCGAGGAGTACGTCTTGTTCAGCACCTCTAACTAGACCTTGGTTTGCTGTTATCTTTAAATTACTTATAGCAAACCTCCTATTAGATACACTAGATCGCATAACTATATTTGTATAAATATTTTCAGCAGGTTGTGGGTCTAGGATAAGAGTGTACGTTTTGTATGTGCTGCCAAATATATTTATAGGTGTTAATACCGTAACAGGTAAATCGGAGGGGTGTGGAGCAGACTCTAAAATGAATGTAAGGTCTGTACCAAGCCCGCCTTGTACTTTAGCGTCAAAGGTTATTACAGCTCCGTATGGTGCTTGCACTCGGTGATTTGATCCAGTGCTAGTAGCCCAACCACCCCAAGACTGTCTGTTAGAGGGGTTTATATACCAAGTCGTATCAAAATCAGTGCCGCCAAAGCTGTTTGAAAGAAATATTGTATTAGTAGAGCTTGTAGGAGTTTCCGTAACAGTAATAGCAGAGCTAGAGCCTGTTAAAGACATCTTCTCATAACTACCATCGGTAAAGGTAAAGTATAAGTCAGAGTTATTAAAACTAACACTAGCCACACTTTTACTAAACGTCCATTTAGACCAAGAACTTTGTAGTCTCTCTGTTGTTGAGTTATACCACTTATAAACATAACACTCTTTCTTATTACTAGAAGTAAGAGCTACAAGCATATCCTCGTTAGAAGATGCTGCAAACTCTCTGATGTTACCTGTAAGATACTCTGGTACGTGTGATGTAATATCTACCGCATCTTTAATTTCTGTATCATCTCTTGTGAAGAACTCTCGTACTCCTGCATAGCCACCTGATTTAGTAGCAAAGAATACACTGTTACCAGCACCAACAGGTGAGGTTGTTAGATCACACTCATACTTTGTTGATTGGTCTACCGTCACTTCCGCTGGTGTTAACAACTGGGAAGCAGATAGAGTAAACTGGTTGAGGTTTGAGAACAGTAGTAAGTTATTCTGAATAGGTACAGCAGCTTTCAATTCTGATACTTCGTTCTGACTGACTGCCACATCAATAGGATCAGAGTCAAGTAGTGTACGTACTGTTGTACGCCAGAAGTTGTAGTAACCACTAGCTTCACTAAAGATTACATTTTCTCCTGCAAGAACACCTAAGCGGTTTCTGTGGAAGAAGATGTCTGTTATCTTTTGTCCTACAAAACTAGGAGCAGGGTTAGTGTTATCATCACCAGCCTTACGGCTCTGCCATTGATTGCCTTCCTCCTCAGTACCTTTACCAAAGGTAAAACTAAGGTCAGCATTCTGTCTTAACGTGTGTGGCATCGTATCAAGATCAAAGTCGTTCTGTAGGTTGTACGCTACAGTTTCTTTCCAGTAACCAGCACCAGCTTCACCTGTAAAGACAACATGGAAGTCATCTTCTTTCTTTTGATTATCTCCAACTACGCCTAATCTAAAACCGTTCTCGCATTGGTTAGGTAAGTCTGTAAATGATTTAGCGTTACCTTTAAATGCTTTAAGGTTAACACCACCATCATCATCTGTAACTTGGATGTCAAAGTCACGAACATTACCGCTGTCTTTAGGAGTGTTGATAATAAAGTAAGGCTCATCGTTAGATGTTTCAGGAGAAATAAAGCCATGAGTAGCGGAGGTATTGGCTGTATAAAGAACCCTACCTGCAGCTCTTTCTCGAATAAATTGTTGCCCTCCCAAGTTTCCAATAATTTGTATCACATAGGCTGGGAATCTAATCTTATTGCTAGTGCCGCTAACTATATGCCAACCGTTAGCTGCATAATCATCACCCCCGTTAGTTCTGTAAGGTACTGTCATTCCACCCACTTGAACAACATATTTACCAGCAGAAGCGTTTGAGTTGGATAAGGTAATACCTGTAACAGTTGCATCATAGGCGGAAATAGCAAGATTCACTCCCCCGTGTGCTTGGAAATTAGATATAACTGTGCTGCCTAATTCATTACCTATCTCTTCCCGTAGGCACGGATTAGTATTCCTTGTCTCTGATATAACACTAGATACCTTTAGACCGTCTGAGTTTATTTCATGGTCAGTAGAGGCAGTCTCTGTTATTTGTTTAACTGTTGTATGGTCAGCATCTGGGTTAAGGGTGTTTTCTTTAGAGGTCATCTTAACAGTATAGTTTCTACCGTAGTTGACACTCTTTAGATAAACCAAAGCTTGGTTAAGGTCGTTTGAGGGTACTCTGTTTGGTGACATTGCTACTGTCTTGTCTTTGTTAACAATAAACGTAGCATCAGCAACAGAGGTAGATGTAATATCTGAAGGTGTTGTTGGTAGGTAAGTAGATGTACTTGTGTGGTCGTTATTATTAGCAATCCAATCACCGTTTGCTAACCAACTGCCATGACCTGACTGGTATCGTAAGTTACCCTCGATGTCGTAAACGTGTACTTTTTTTAAGGAGGTGATAATAACATGGTATTGTTCATCATCACTTCGTTTGTACGTGTGGAAAAATGCTGTCTCTAATCCTGATAAGTCTACATAGTCACTTCTAGCGTTTAGGTTCTGTTGAGTATTACTATACACCGTACTAAGACACTTTAACTGCTTTAGAAACTTTGTAGGTGGACGCTTCTTAAGACCATCAACCACATCTGAGAAACCGTTTTCCTGTACTTCTCCCTGACTCTCTAATCGTAGAGCTGCGGGCTGTTGGCTAACCCCGTTAATGAGGTTAGGTATGTTCTTAGAAACTAGAGCCATTACGTATCCCCTTTGTTCCAATAGAACGATCAAGGACACTGGCTGTGCCGTAATCGTCAAATATGTTATAGTCACCGTTGTCCCCTTCCATCTCTCTCAGGGCAAACAAGGCTTCTTGTTCGTCATTCCTGTTCATTGCGGATAGGGTATCACTCCCTACAACTCTCTCTTGAAAGATGCGGGCTGATTTAACAGTGATGTATCGTCTCGCCACTTCGGGCAAGTCCGTAAAATCTAATAAGACAACCACATCAAAGGATAGGTCTTTGCCTATGTTAAAGGTGTGTTGTCGTTTGTCGTATATTCTGCTACCACGTTGAATGTACTCATTCTTAGAACTTCTGTATTTTGCTGGTGCATCAGCTCTAAGGATATTCTGTGGAAGATTGATATTGCCATCTGAGTCAGCAACAATAGGATAATTAAGTTCGGTGTTGAAGTTCCAGCCCATAGCTTGAATACTTCTTGAAACTTCATTGAGTATAGTCTCAGCAGTTTCAGCATCTACAAGACCAGAACTCAAAGAGTTAACTGGAGCTTCACCGATAGTAGAAAGCATTGAGTTTACTGCTTCTATTTTAGATGTAGGAGTTGTCATGTTTACCTCAATGAAAAAATAAAGAGAGACACCCCCCGAAGGAGGTGTTCTCAAAAGATACAGTTATGCTACTAGAGCGATAGCTGATTTGTTACGTAGTACGTTATGACCCATTGCATATTTAGCAACCATCAAAGTACCTTGACGTTCGATCTGATACTCAGACTCAACACCAAGATCAAGTAGCTTAACAGTAGCAGCAGCGTCTTTAGTGAACATAAGTCCCTTAAGATCAGCGTCACGACCTGCATAAGCAGCAGCTCTGTTTGCTTCGTTAGCACCTGAAGGTGTGTCAGTTGATTGTGCATCAATCGGTAAGTGGTTAGACATAAAGATTTTAACACCACCAACAGTCGGAACTTGACCAGTTGCAACGCTACCGTTACCACCGAAGTCACGGTTGATAGCTGTAGAGTCAGCACCTAGAAGTAGGTAGTAAGTTTCTGGATTCAGAACACAATACTTCTCACCAGATACATCATGCTTGTCGAAAGTTTCTAAAGCTTTGATGATACCGTCAACAACGTCCTGCGCTACTGCACCAGCAGTGCCTTCAGCACCTACAGTCTTAATGTCAATCTTACCTTTAGCACCAGTAGAGCCATTAGATAGATTAGCAAAGTCACCGTTAGTCCACTGAGCTTCTTGGTCACCGTTACCAGCACCAGTTGCAGCAGAGTAGATTGTTGAGAAGATGTTTCTGTCAGCAGCGTTAGCTAGAGCGTTACCCATTTCTGATGAGTAGATTGAACGCACATCATAGTGGTTCATTGCTTCATCAATTTTAGGAACGAAAGCTGAACTTACTAGCAAGTCATCTACAGTTACTGTGATTTCACTAGCAGGTACTGAACCACCAAAGATGGTTTCGCCCGCTGAGTGATATGCAGCAGTAGTAGTTCCGATAGATGGGAACTGAGCTGACTTACCACTGTTGATTGTGCGAACTCTGTGAAGAGGCATCGCAATGTTTTTTTCTTCAAAAGCAGTTAGGACTTCACCTGAAAACTGCTTGAGGAATAAAGCTCGCTTATCAGCACCTGAGCCTTTACCTAATCGAGATACACTCGCTTCTGTTGTACTATTCCAAGACATAATATTTACCTTTTGTTAAATGTTTAAATGAATGTTTAATGTTTAGTCACTTAACACTTAATCTTTCCGCTTAGATTGTCCCCGCAGGGGTCAAAGGTAATTAATTCTGTGTTTCGTTACTTTTTAAAAAAGCCCCCCGAAGAGGGCATAAAGAGACTATTGTACGTTGCTACGCTCTAACTTAGAGGTAACAGACTGACGGTATGCTGGATCACTCTGGTATCGAGGGTCTCTCATAGCCGTGGTCACTTCTGCCCATGAGCTATAAACACCGCCTGTTGAGTTACTGGATTGTCCCTCTATTAAAGAAGGGTCTGTACCCTCAGCAGCTTGATACTTTGATTGTAATCCTTGTACAGCCAGCTTGACCATATCAATGTCTCCAGAACCTACAGCACGATCAAAGGCAGCGATTTCAGTTTGACTGAGGTTATCGCCAGCCCATGAAGTCATTTGCTGATAAGATTCTTCACCGCCTACGCTTTCGTAAACAGCAGTTTGGTAGTTGTTGGCTAGAGCCTCTTGACCCTGTATCCAACTGTCAACCAAATCTTGAGAGAAACCAGCGTCTGCTAACTTAGTGTAAGCATCATCTGATAACCCTCCAGTTTCGTCATACTCTCCTTGAAGAGAGTCGAAGTTAACACCAGCAGCTTCCACTGCTTCTCTAACTTCACTAGCTTCAGGTGCAGCATCAGGAGTAGCCTCAACACTTTCTTCTTGTGTCTCTTCTACATCACCTGTACTTTTACCCTGCCCTAGTTTTTTCTCCAGCTCTGCATAGGCATCAGCCATCTGCGCTGGGTCTTTAAATTTTTCTGGCAACCAATCAGGACGCTCTTCCTTATCAGGATTGTTGTTAGCTTCTAGTTGTTCACCTTTGGCAATCATCGCATCTATGTGCGCTTGTGATTCACCTTGTTCTTCATGTGTGTTTAATTCATCTGTCATAATAGTCTCTTTTATGTTTACTCTTCTACTGGTTGCTGTTGAGCAGCGTCAGCCATGCCTTTAACAGCAGGGGCTACGCCCTTCTCTGCCATTGCCATCATCTGTTGTTGCTGCATCATCTGTTCTTGCTGTTGTTGCTCTTGCATCTTCTGCTCATCAGACTTTACTAGTCCTTGAGTATCAATACCAAGAGAAGCTCCAAGACGATCTAAGTAGTCGCCAATGTTTAACTCACTAGCAATGACTTCATTACCTAGTGGCTGTAACATTTGTAAGAACTGACTTAGTTTGTTTAAGTCCTGACCACGACCAAGAGCTTCAAGACCAGTTACGATCTGTGGCTTCAGGGTGTCTTTAGGGAACTTAGGCATCTTACCTTCCTTCTGCATCTTAGCAAGTAGGAGGTTGACTAGGGGAACTTGGAACTCTTGTGACAATACTGAGTAGATACCACCAAGAGCAGTCTCTAGTTCTTGTGCCATGTACCGTACTTCCTCAGCAGTTACTCGTTCAGCTTGTCGTTGTACAGAACTGTTAAGTAGGAAGGCAAAAGACAAACGCTCTGTTATAGAGTTCATGGTCTCTTGTGCTACACGGAAGTCGTTAAACTTGTTGGCTTGTAAAGTAGTTACATCGTTAGCATCACCAGAAACAATACCGCCATTAGGTGCGTCTGCAATGCTTCGTATCTTTGTAGTACCGTTTGGTCTAACTAAGAATAATAGTTTAGCACTTGCTGCACTACCTTCTACGATAGCACCTGTTAAGGCTTCTAACGATTTCAAATCACCAACAATTTCTTCACAGAAAGAACGACCATAGTCGCTACCGTCTACAGCAATAAACCGTAGTGCCATCCAAGGTAGTTTATCTTCAGTGTAAGTACCTTTGGTAGATGGTATCATAATGTTGTGTACTTCTTGATGTACTTCGTACTTCTTACCTACACGTTTAACGCAAGTATAAATATCACACTCTTTCTTATTAGTGTCTGCCTGATACTCAGGGTTTTCTAATAGTGTGCTTAGTACATCTTGGGGCAGTGCATCGTAAGCTACTGTTTCCTTAGTGATGATCTTCAGGATGTTGCCCATAGTGTCACGCTGGGTTACATAACGATCAAGTCTAAAGACTTTCATACCACCTTTAGGGGGCATATGTACGAGAACATTACCAGACACAATGAGCTGCTTAAGAGCTTCAAAGGTTGGTACTCGAATAGCTTTTGATTCAATAACCTGTGTTGCTGATCTTTCGATACGAGCTAGTGCTTCCTCTGCTTTACCTCTAGCGTCTCCACCTAACTCAACGAGATCATAATCATCAATCGTAAGTCGGAAGAAAGCTTGGTTAGGGGGAAGCAGTGTCATCAGTAATTTAGATGCGAGGTTGTTAACGCCTCTAGCACCTACTGATTGGAAGGGGGTGTTGTACTGAGTAGACCCTGTATGTCCTTCAGGAGGCATAAGGGTGGGGATTGTTAACTCAGCACAAGTTCTCGCTCTGGAAAGAAAAGCATCACGATCGGCTGCCATATTTTCATAGGTCTTGGCTATAGATTGATCGTGCATTTTTTATTCCTTTAGAATCTACCACCGATATTCATACCAGTGTTAATATTAGTTTTTGGTTTAGTAGGTTTTGAGATAGGTTCTGGTTTTTTAATAGTCATGTCAGACATTGGAGCTTTAGGTGCGTTTGCATAACTATTGTTAAGCCTTTCCCGTGACTTTCTATCTTTACGGTCGTTGTACATCTTAGACATAACTAACTCTCCTGCACACATCTTAAGCTCCTTTACTAATTTTTAAACCAGTGCCGCTACCTGATCCTTTGTACTGCGCTCCTGAACTACCACGACCTAAGACACCTTTAGCACCTTTCTTTCTTTTCTTTAAAGCTGTAGCGTTAGAGTCAACAGCATTCTCAAGTTCTGAGGGAGCTGCCTCTGGTGGAGGCGGGGCTACTACAGTTGGTGGGGGTGGTGGAGCTTTTGGGGTTGATAAACACATAGTTAAATCTCTTCTGGTTGGTCGTCATCTAGTATCATTTCCATACGGTGTATGACGGATTGTTGTCCTTGAAGAAAAGCTATATCGTTTTCTGATATACCTCTCCTGTTGGGTAATGTATTAGGAAAGAGCTTCCTTAAATACTCTATTAATTCTTTACTTATGAATACTTTTCTTTTCATCGTTACTCTCTATAGGGGGGGAATAGAGCCAGCCCAGTGGTTACGGTAGATGCAGCCAGACGTTGGCGATGATGTGGAGGCAAGTTACTACCTCCAACACCGTTATCCAATTTCTATATTTCGCATGAACCTGACGAGCAAGCCAACTCCTGAGTTCCAGTAGTGGTGTCCTCTTTTTCATACTCTCCTAGCCTGTCCCACTCAATCTCTGAGGGGGTCTCTCGTTTAAGTTCCATATACTTGTCCTTATCAATAGCTTCATAAGGAGCTTGAGCATACACATGGTCAGTACGTGGTAGGAAGCTAATGCCAGAACAACTGTCTAGTCGTTCCCACAGCCATTGACCTGCTGCAAGGAACTCATCATCAGAGTAATATATAGTAACACTAGGTTTATGTTCACACCAATGCTCCTGATATATTTCCCACAAATCTAACTGCTGTTGTACATTAAGCTCATTAACACAGGTTGCACCCTTTGGTGATTTCACAGGGAAGTCAAACACATAGTTCTCCGTGTTCATTACATCCTTCTCCCACGACACACCTGCATCTTTTAGGAACGCAGAGATAGGGTCTTTACCATCGCTTCGTACTCGTCTTATATAATAAGGTGAGAACCTAGCGTGGATACCACTAGCACTATCTACTAACTGTGACACTGTACCTGAAGGTTTAACACAGGTAATAGCTGTTGATTGATTCACACCAATCTCAGCAGCAAACTGCTTGTTAGTTTGTACTGCAATCTTCTT